TAATGACTTCTTTTTTAAGTTCTTTTAACTTATAACGTTGACCACAGCGGTCACATTCGGCAATTGCATACTTACCTGAGGCAAATTTATTAGGCATGATTACCTCGTGTAGAACATACTTCTAGGCACAAATCTTATTGATGCCTTTTCACGATCCTCTTGTGAAGCTAAATCCCATTGTTGATCATAGTCAGCTTTTAACGCTAATACACGGTTAGGATCAACGCCAGCAAGCTTCATTGATAAGTAATAAGCTAAACCTGCTACCATAGGTGGAATAAATCTGTATGGAATGTCATTGATCACCACACCAGATCCTGCGTCTTGAATACGTCTTAAACGCCAGTAAACAAATGTATAATTGCCACCAGAATTAGGTGTAGGCCATACATTAATGTTTGGAAGCTGAGGAACTAATGCAGTTGCACTATATGCATGAGATGTTGCTGTTGTTCCATTTTGTCCACGAATACAATTAAGCAAATAATTGTTAGTTGTATCAACATTAGGATAATAAATGATTTCATTGTCAAATTGTATAAATCCTGTAGCTGCTAAGTCTGAAATATTAGGACCAATTTGAATATTTGTGTCAGTAGCAGATATACCACCAGTACCGTTAGATCCATTACCCACTAGATAATCTTTATTAGCAGATGGATTAGTGTTACCAGACTGTCTATTGATCCAAACTTGAATTGGACGACCTTGAGCTAGTTTATTAGGGATTGTTGAGTATGTATCTTCAGAAATACGAGAAATATTGATGTCAATTTGGTTTTGTAACGTTCCTTGACGTACAACTTGGCTTAAAAGATCAATGGTATCCACAGGTAACGGATATGAGATCTGGCCTGTAACCAAAGGAATCTGTCCTTCTTCTACAGTCCATAAATTGATGCCTCGATTAGCCCATTCAATCGTTAAAATGTTAAGACTGCGTTGAGCAGTCCTAAAATCGTAACCAGTTCTAAGTTCTAACCCACATCTTTCAAACGCCTCTTCAATAAGGTCGTTCATATTAAGATTAAAGGACGTTTGTCCTGTGGTGTATGCCATTATTTCTTCTTAAGTTTACCTAAAGTTTGAGCCAATTTTGCTCTTTGACCAATTTTTCCTGATTTTTTTGCGGCAGACGCTAATTTTTTAGCTGGAATCTTCTCTCCAGCCTTAACTTTTAGCGATTTACGCAAACTACCTGGGTGTTTTATTGCTCCAGCGATCCAATTTTGAGTGTCTCCACCATTTTTGTACTCATAAACCTTGTTAGGATCATCTTTTCTGATGATTGTTTTAGGTCGAGTTGGCATTTTGGAGGGCTTTATATCACCCATACCACGAGAAGCTCTCATTATTACTTAGCGTGACCGCCACCACACATTTTTTCAACGATTTCATGGTGATGTTTATGACCATGCATACCGCCATCGTGGTGTTTTAAGTGTTTTTCAACGTGTTCATGGTGATGAATGTGACCACCGTGTGCGTGATGACCATCATGCTCTTTCATATGATGTTCTACGTGTTCGTGATGATGTTTATGACCGTGTTTCATATATTGCTCCTTAAATAAATTTACCTTTTGTTATACCACGTTTTTCAATACCATGACCTCTAACCTTACCACCTTTAGCTTTTTTAACTACAGGCCCCATATCAACTTCACCAACACCTTTTGGTACTGGATGAGTTTGAGTGGGTAATGCTTTAGTTTCTGGTGACATATCACCAGCTTTAACTATTGGAACAGGTTTAATATCTGATGCCATGATTAACAGTATTTACCTTTTGTGTGACCACGTTTAGCAATACCGTCAGCAACCTTAGCATAGCCACCTTTACGCATAGGTTTTACATCTTTAGGAGCAACTGTTTTACCAGAATCACCCAAGTTGTGACCTTTTGTATGACCACGTTTTTGAACTGCTGATTCACCGTGTTTTGTTAATTTGTTAGAACCTTTTTCAACATCTTCTGACATTGATTTAGGACCCATTGTTTCTTTTTCTTTAAACATTTTAGTTTTACCACCTTCTGCGTGTTTATGAACTTTACCACCGTGCTTAAGATTCATTCCACGAGTATGACCAGATTTTTGAACAGCGTGTTCACCATGTTTTAATGGTCTTTCGCCTGCTTCAATTGCTGGATCTTCTGTTGGTCCACCTTTAGCCATTTTTTTCATTGTTTTTCCTCCGTGTTTCATACCAACACCACCTGGACCACCTATACCAACTGGAGGCACACCAGGCACTGGAGATGCTTGTGCTGGCACTGGGGATGCCATTGCAGGTGTACGCATAGGAGTTCTTACAGGAACTGGGATTGGTACTACTTTTGTTTTCATTTTTGCCATGTTAATTACCTTTTAAATTTAGTTACAATTCCATCTTTTTAGGGATGCTGCTTTACGTGTTGGTCTACCTTTTTCATCTTTCATAGGACCAGGCATTCCACTCATTCTAGCACAAAATGACTTTTTACGTGAGCCACCTTGTGGTTGAGGAGCTTTTAAATGACTGCCTGTTTCTCGATTGTATTTAGCACGACCTTTAGCTGTAAGTCCAGCACCTTTGGACACTGGTAATTTCTCACCACGTCCGATGGATAATGAAACTCCACCTTTTTTCATTTTAGCTGTCTTGGCAGATTGTTTAAATGCTGCTGCGGTTGGAGCACCTTTAGATCCTGGTTTACGCATATGTTCACCACTACCATGAGCTATACGCTCTTGTTTAGCGTGAATGTTTGCATAAAGACCGCCAGATTTAAACTTCTTGCCTTTGTCAGCTTCAGCGAAGTCTTTACCTACAGATTGGGGAATACCTACTTTTTTAGCAAAGGCTTTATTATGAGCCACTGCTTCCATGAGTCTATGTTGTTTTGCTGATTTACTGGGCATGATGTTGTCTGATTAGTTCGTCAATCTTACTTTCTAATTTAGAGAATCTACCATCTAAGTGGGATACAATTCTATCTAATTCAGCTTGAGTTACATTGTCTCGTGCAATTTCTTCACGAGTACGATTAAGTAAAATACTTATTCTTTGTAACTCATCAAATTTATCTTTTACAATAAAACCAACAATACCAACAATGACAGACAGGATAAAGTTCCATGCCAACATAATATCGTTAGCTGACATGATTAAAAGTATCCTGGGAATGTATTGCCAGCATCAGGATTGTTTTTGATAAGTTTACCATTAATAACAGCACCAACTTGAACATTGCTACTATTATTGGTTCCTATTTGCCAAATAATGTCTGATTTTTCTGGATAAAAGAATGGTGTACTTGATCTATCAATAGTAAATACTGAAGTAAATGCTTGTTGTAATACATCAAATTGAACGCCAGTATTATTATTTTTAGACAATACATTGTAATACATTTGACTACCAGTGTATCCATTGTCAGTATTAATTTCAACTTGATATAAATAATAACTATATCCTGCAGGAACAGTATAAATAGCAGCTTGTGTTTTACCAATACCAGGATTAATTTGTGCAACAATATTAGATCCTTGTGATGCTGTGATTGTTCCTACATTAGTGACTTGGCTAGTGCCTGGAACAACCATGCTCATGCTATTCACTCTGTAATAACTATTAATAGTTGTAACAGAAGAAGTACCATTTAACAATATAATTTCTGATATAGGATTAAAGTTTGCATCTAACCCAGAAATAGAAATAGCTGCTTTTGTATTATCAGAAGCAGATGAACTGACTAAAACTAAATTAGCTGCAGAAGCTGGGAAAGTATATGCTGTTGCATTTTCCCATATAGCAATCGTTGCATTTTGTGCTGTTGTGGTTGAAGAAATAGCTGTATTGTAACCAAATATATTAACATTTGAATGACCATATACTTGACCACGAGCTACTTGTAAGTCAAATGGCTCATATTTAGCCTGACGTGTAATTGAGTTTACAACATTATTTGTTTTTGGTACTGGATATACCATGATTAATCTCCTAAAGTTAAAGAATGGGGGACGAATCCCCCACCAAGATTAATTAATCAAAGTTACCGTATGGGTATGTTGTAGAATTACCAATGTTCATGTCAAGTTGGTTATAACGAACTGTTACTTCAATTTGACCTGTTGTTGGTGTAGCTAAACTAGAACCAGTAATTGCTAATGTAACAACAACTTGGCTAAACCATGAAGGTTGTTGACCAGGTTGAATATTTTGTACATCTTGTAATGTTGCACCAGAGTATGTTAATTGTGTACCAACAAATGTTGCAGTACCACGAGTTGCTGAAGTTACAGCAGCCATAGTAGCGTAAACGCCAGTTGATGTAGCAAAGTTATTTGAAACATATGGTTGAATAGATGTAGCTGTGTGTGTACCATCTGAAGGTAATGTACCAACATCAACAATGATGTCAGTAATATTTGATGAGTATGGTAATAAGAATACAACACCACGATAAGCAGTACCAGTAGCATCAGCTGTAGGAGCAGAAGCTTTAGTTGGACCATTGGTGCTATAAACACCAGATTGTGGAGTCCAGATTGTAGCTGTGTTATTTGGAATGTTGCTTGATGTAACAAATGCACCAGAACCACCACCGTAATTAGCTGTGTTTGGAGTTGTTACTGAGAAATCTAAAAGTGCAGACTGAACTAAGTCAGTGTAGCCCACATCACGTTGTGGACCAAAACGGTTATCACCCGATAGAATCGGGCCGTCAAAGGTAGAACGAGCCATAATATATCCTTATGCAAAAGTCCTCTTATCAATCATTGCATTGTCTGCTGGGGCAGTCCGATAAGAGTAATCACCCAGATATAATATTCTTGCATAAAATGCTTGAAATTGCAATATATTTCTTATATAGTTGCAAACTATGAGAGCATACCCAGAACAAGTTTTACACCAATATAATCAAGCATTTTCCTTGAAATTACAAGGTAAAATCCAAGAAGCATTAACTCAATGTGAATCTATTTTAAAGATTCATCCAACTTATTCTTTAGCCCTTCAGCTCATAGGCATAATATTTGCAGAAGTCAAGAACTATCCCATGTCTTTAGAATACTTTACAAGAGCCATGAAGCATGATAGGAAGAATGCGGCTATTTATAGTAATCGTGGCAATGTTTACCAAGATACCAAACAATATGACTTGGCTTTAGCTGATTTTGATCGTGCCATAAGTATCAAAAGAGACTTTGTTGAGGCTCATTATAATAAAGGCAATTGTTATAAAGAGATGAATCAATATGAAAAAGCTATAGAATGCTACAAAAGAACACTAGTCTTTAATCCAAAATACAAGGATGCCTATACAAATATGGGTACTTGTTATCAGAATTTACAACAGTTTGATAAGTCAGTTGAATGTTACGATAAGACGATTGAGATCAATCCACAAGACTGGATGGCTTATAACAATAAAGGTTATGCATTACATGTATTAATGAACCTAGACGAGTCTATTAAAACATATGATCAAGCTATATCATCTAATCCAGATAACCCAGATCCTAAGTTTAATAGAGGTTTAGTTGAGCTTTTAAAAGGTAATTGGGAAAAAGGTTGGGAAGGCCATGAAGTTAGATGGACTAATCGTTTTTCTCCAGTTAAATTTCCTAAACTTTGGAAGGGTGAGGATCTAACAGATAAAACAATCTTTATTCATCACGAACAAGGTATTGGTGATACGATCCAATTCTGTCGTTATATTAAGCTTTTAAAAGCTAAAAAGATTATTCTAGCTGTTAAGACAGAAGCTTTTGCCTTATTAAAATCCATGCCTGAAATAGATGAGATCTATGATGACTTATCTAAAGTAAATGAGAATGATTATCATTATCAATCACCATTTATGTCATTGCCTTATATATTTAAAACAAGACCTAACAACATCCCGCATGATGTTCCATACCTTTCTGCACCAGAAGATCGTGTAGCTTATTGGAAAGATAAGTTAAAAGATGATAAAAAGTTTAAAGTAGGACTTGTATGGTCTGGTGGATTTAGAGCAGATCAGCCAGAATTATGGGCTGTTAATAATAGACGTAATGTTCCGCTAGATAAGT